CAATTCCAATTGTGACCGATCCTAGAAACATTCAAGCGGCTTGTGCATTTATTAACGCCCCAACTTTCACAACGCCGTTGATGAAAAACAAGCGCATTCAACTAACCTTCCCAATCCAGTTAATTGTTCCAGGGCCTTTTAATCTTGATGCACAACGAAAGCTTTTAAACATGACCGCCCAATTGTTGGGTGCAAATGTTGCCATAACAGAAGGCCGCCCAACATCAATTGAAATAGGCGGTGCGTTATACCCCTGCTATGAAGTTATTGTCAATATGGAAGCGAGTTCATTATGAAACTAAAAATCCTGTCAAATAAAGTAGGCAAGGTAGGCGCTTACTTTGAGCCAACCCCTGGGATCAATGTTCAGGCATTGATTGACGGCGGCTTTATTGCCTATGAATCAGAATCCACCGAAACACCTAAAAAATCATCTACCATCAAGAAAACAACCAAGGAGTAAATTATGGCCACAACCACTTATCTTTCCAATTTGTCAGCACTCACCGTGAACAGCGTTTCATTGGTGGATCAATGCACAGGCATTGTGTTCACACAATTGCGCGAAGCCCTAGACAAAACCACGCTTGCTGATACTGGCCGAACCTACACGGGCGGCCTTTACAACAACGAATGCACAATGACACTTTTTCAATCATATGCGGCAAGCGAGACCTACCAAACTTTGGCGGCATTAGTTGGCGAACAGACCAATGTTGTTGCAACAGTTGTAGAGGGTGCTGTGACAAAAATCTTCACGCTGACTGGGTGTTATTTGGAGTCAATGCCAGTTATTAATGGCGCGCTTGGTGAGTTGTCAACCGTAGATTTGACCTTTACAGGCGGCGCACTAAGCGTTAGTTGATCACGGCCATCACTTGGCCCGACACAAGGAGAAACAAGTGAAACTAAAATTAAAAATAACGCCATCGCCAGGTGATGAACCTGTCACGATCACAACCAATTTGCTGTGCATCGCTGAATGGGAAAAGCAAGAAAACCGCAAAGTTTCAGACGGCCGAGGAATCGGAATTATGGACATGGTTTTTTGGGCTCATTTCATGTTGAAGCGCTCCAACTACAAAATGGAAGCAACACCGAAATTGTGGCTGGAAGCAAACCCCGATATGGAAATTGAAACGGTGGACATGACAAACCCAAACCCTACGGGCGGGGAACTTACCGAAAACAACTAGCAGAATTGCTGGTTTCAGTAGGGTGGTGGCCGCCGCACATAGAGTTTGACACACGCGATCTTTCAACAGTCATTAGCGTGCTTAATGAACAAGCGAAAGAAAGGCGGCAAAGGTGAACACGGCATCTATAAAGGTTTATGGCGTAAAGGCCGCATTGAAAGAATTAAACAAAGTCAATCCTAAATTGCGCCGCCAATACACTAAACGCTACAAAGACATTGTTAAGCCCGTAGTCCAACAAGCCAAAATTGCTTTTCCAAAAAGCGCTCCACTTTCAGGAATGGCAAGGCCACATACACGCTTAGGCGGTTGGGATGGCGGCTTGGTTGCCAAAGGTGTTGTTGCAAAAATTGACACACGCAAAGGCAAAAGCGACAATGTTGGCGCATTCTTCATTGTGCAAAAAACGGGGTGGGGATCAATCTATGACATGGCAGGCCGAACAAATAAAGAATCTACATTTGTTCAAAACTTGATCAAGAGCGGAGAAGGTAACGCATCGCGTGTTATGTGGCCAGCCTACGAAGGCAATGCCGCACAAGTTCAATTGGCTGTGCTTGACTTGGTGAACGATGTAATGGCAGACACAAACAGAAAATTGATAACTGATGGCAATTAGAATCCCCATAATTTCGGAATTTAACCCGAAAGGCATTGCCGCGGCCAAGGCAGAATTTGCAACCCTAGAGGGTGCAGGTTCCAAATCAATGTTCCTGTTGCAAAAAGCAATCCTTCCAGCCGCCGCCGCCATTGGTGCTTTCACTTCTGTTATTGCGCCAGCGATTAGGGCCGCATCAGATTTTGAAGAATCAACAGCCAAAGTTGATGTGATTTTTGGAAAGGCGTCTAAGTCTGTTAAGGATTTTGCCAACACTGCCGCTGTATCTTTGGGGCAATCAAAACAAGATGTTCTCAACGCCGCTGGCGTGTTCGGTACTTTTGGCAAAGCGGCAGGCTTAGCAGGCGAAGACCTAGGACTATTTACAACCGATTTCGTGACCCTGGCAACCGACCTAGCATCATTTAACAACAGCACCCCCGAGGAAGCCGTTATGGCCATTGGGGCGGCTTTGCGTGGCGAATCGGAACCTTTGCGCCGCTACGGCATTTTGCTTGATGACGCAACCTTAAAAGCCGAAGCAACAACACTTGGCATTTATAAAGGCAACAAAGCGCTGACATCTCAACAAAAGATTTTGGCGGCACAGTCCGCCATTTATAAACAGTCAGGTGACGCACAGGGAGACTTTGCGCGTACTTCTGACGGTTTGGCAAACAGCCAACGCACACTTACGGCGTTGTTTAAAAACTTTCAAATTGAGTTAGGACAAAAGGTTCTTCCAGTAATAACCGATTTTGTTAATGCACTTATTGACATTAAAGGCGCTTTAGACGACATTCCAGAACCAGCAAAAACGGCCACCCAAAAGATAAGCGATTTTGTCAATAAAATTGCTAACTACATTAATCCGCTTTATCAATTTTACAAAGTAACAATTCTTCTTGGCGATGCGTTAAACGGCGTATCAAAAGACATTGATCCATATAGTCAAAAATTGAATACTGGAACAACAAATACCATACGAATGGCGGATGCGTCAGACGAATTAAAAAACAAATTGAAAGAAGAAGAAGACACTGTTAAGGGTGTAACAAAAGAAGTTGAATCCTTTGCCGCCGCATTAAAAGAAAAACTTTCCGAAGCGGTGGACACAGCCAAAGACAAACTGGCTGAAGCAAAAACAGAATTTTCAGACTTTGCAAAAAGCGTTTCAGATGCCGTTATTGGCGCATTGGATTTCAACAAAGCTTTAGAAGATGGGGAATTTGGTTTTAAAGGATTTTTAGACAACCTTAGAAAGCAAGTTAAGGGGATTGAAGATTATTCAACTAATTTGCAAACAGCCCTGGCGGATGGATTGTCACAAGATGCGTTGCAATTTGTTTTGGATGCTGGCGGCGAGGCTGGATCAAAGATTGCATCTGAACTTGTTAAGGGTGGCAAGACGGCAATTGATGAAACAAATGCTTTGGTGGAATCGGCACAAATGGCCGCGGACAAAGTTGGTTTGAATGCCGCAACTAGGTGGTATCAGAGCGGTGTTGATTCAGCGCAAAAAATGGTTGACGGTTTGGTTGCAGAACTTGATTTGATGACCCCAAAACTGATGAAACAAATGGACAAGATTGCCGCAAAAATGAAACGCAATGTGAACATTGATGTGGTCATCACGGAGCGCGTGGATAAAATTGTTGCCACTGTCAGCGGTTCAATTCCAAAGATGGCTGACGGCGGCATTGTTCAACGCCCAACCCTGGCACTAATTGGCGAAGCAGGCCCCGAAGCCGTAGTGCCATTGTCCAAAATGGGTGGAATGGGTGGCGGCGGTGATGTCAACATCAATGTGAACGGTGGTATGGCAACATCAGCCGAAATTGGGCAATCAATCCTTAATGCTTTGCGCGCCTATCAGCGTTCGGCAGGGCCGTTGAATCTGAACATTGCATGAGCGGTTACGCGGTTTTAGATTCGGGCAATTATGACCTGCAAATTGCCACAGGTTTCATGGTTGATGCATTCACGCTGGATGACCCTTTGCGCGGCCTTCTAGATTCGCCTGATTTTGTTTTAGATGGCACAACAGAATTTGCATCAGTTTTGGAATCAACAACAAACATTGCAGTAAAACGCGGCCGCCGCGACATTGGCGATCAGTTCAGCGCTGGCACAATAACTTTCAACATCACAGATGTGGACGGCATCTTCAACCCATTTGACGAAAACAGCCCTTACTACAACACCCCTGATTCGCAACCTGGCTTAGCACCAATGCGCGAAATGAAACTGATTCGTTACGATTCCACTAACAACCCTGAATTGCTTTTTTCGGGATATGTGGTCAATTATGACTACAACTTCGGCTTAGGAGAATTGGACACAGTTACCGTTTATGGTGCTGATCAATTTTATTTGTTGGCACAAACCTTTTTGGACGAATTAAATGTGTCAGCCGAACTTTCAGGCGCACGCATTTCTACAGTGCTTAGTTTGCCTGAAGTAGATTTTCCGTTGGCACAAAGAAACATTGCTACAGGCACAGTCAACCTTGGCCATAATGCCGCATACACCGTTTCGGCTGGAACTAACGCCCTTTCCTATATTGCACAAATAAACCAAACCGCAGAATTTGGAAGAGTTTTTATGTCGCGTGAAGGTGACTTTACTTTCCAAAACAGGATTGGCAACACCCTTTCAGGCCCCGTGGCAGACTTCCACGATGACGGAACAGCCATCCCCTACACGACTTGTGGCATTTCGTTCCAGGCTGACGCAGTAATTAACCGCGCAGTCATAACAGGTTTAGACGGAACCACAGCCACGGCGGAAGATACGGGTTCAATCGCCCAATACTTTATTCAAACAGCCAGCATCACAAACAGCCTGTTACACGAACAAGCATCAATTGACACGGCCGCCGCATACCAACTTTTCCCACAACCCGAACCACGGTTCACATCAGTTGAAACACCATTCCTGGCATTAACCACACCACAAAAAGACACCTTGGCTGTAGTGGAAATTGGTGACACAATCACCGTTGAAAAAACTTTTCAAACTGGTGTTACTACAACAAGCCTGGCGCAAGAACTGGCCGTTGAAGGAATAGAACATTACATTGACTATCAGTCAGGCCACCGCGTAGCCTATTTTACAAGCCCAACTACGGTTGTTTATGAACTAGTTTTGGATTCGGCGATATATGGCATACTAGACAGCGATAATGTTCTAGGATAGGAGGCACTATGGGAGCCAACGCAGTAACAACAGTACCTGTCTATGTAGCAGCCGAAGTTTTAACGGCCGCCGACCTGAATATTACTAATTCGGGCGTACCAGTTTTTGCAACGACTGTTACGCGTGATGCGGCGTTTGGTGGTGCAGGTGAAAAGACGCTTGCGCAAGGACAATTTTGCTATCTTGAAAGCACAGGGAAACTTCAGGTTTATACGGGAAGCGCTTGGTCTAATGTGGGAACTACAACAAATGTGACAGCCTTTACAGTAGGCGGAACTTTCACGCCGCCAGCAGGCGTAACTTATGCGATTGCAACTATTCAGGGTGGCGGCGGCGGCGTGAGTTCGTCATCGGGCGCGGGCGGTACTTCGTCGGTCGCTTTTGCGGCTGGCACGGTTTCTGCAACAGGTGGAGAACAAATGACTGAACTTGCATTGAATGTCGCAGCAACAAGGAACAACGGCGCGGCTAATAGTGGTAATGGTGCTATGGCAGCACAATCAGGTTCTGCCTATATGGTTACAGGACAAAGAGGTTCGCTAATTACCGCAGGCGGCGTTGTAACGCCTGGCGTTGGTATCACCGTAACGGTTGGTGCTGGTGGCGTTGCTGGCACAAGCGGCACAGCGGGCGGTACAGGATATGTTTACATTAGTTACGAGGTATAAAAATTATGGCAACATACGCACAAGTTGAAAACGACATAGTGGTCAATGTGGTTGTCGCAGATGCCGAATGGATAGCACTACAGCCAGGTGAGTGGATTGAATACACCACCGAAAACCCTTGCGCTATTGGTTGGGATGTAGAAAACGGTCAATGTGTCATACCACCCCTACCGCCAGAAACTACTACGCCTTAGTTTTGTGTTCGCGCTAATCCTGACCGCGTGCGAAACAACACGAAACAACGCAGGCAAAAAAACTGTACGCAACAGCGCACTAATCCAATGCACCACAGCCGACAGATGCGAAGCCGCTAATGGCTAAAGACCGTTCCGAAATTGACTATCTGCACGCACGCATGATTGTGTTTGTGGCCTGCACAATCGCAATCACTTTCGCAATAACCGTTATAGGTTTTGTGTATTTTTTGGGGTTTGTAGAACAGCCAGTTGAACAATCACCTAATGACGCGGCCTTCATAGATTTATTGAAAACGCTAAGCATTTTTATGACAGGCACATTGAGCGGACTTGTGGCCGCCAACGGTTTGAAACGGAAACCTGAATTACCAACACCATGAGCGCAATTCCAGTCAACCCAAAACCTAAAGCTTTAATTGTTCCGCATAAACACAAAGTTGTTTTGCCAACCGTATTGGCGCATTGCAAACCTGGCGAACTGCCAGCAAACATGTTGAAAGATGTTAAACCTTATGGCAAACTATTATTTTGTGCCGCTGATGCTTGGCTGGCATTCAAAGAACGCGCACACCAAGAAGGCATCGCAACATTTAAACCATCTAGCGCAAATGATTGTTACCGATCCATTGCCACACAAACCATTGCATGGAATGATCGCATGACCACAGAAGTGATTGCAGGTGTTAAACCGCGCATCTACCAAGGAAAAAACTTTTATTTAAAGCCAGGCAAAGCGCCCATTGCACAGCCAGGCAAAAGCAACCACAACTGGGGAATATCTGTTGATGTCAGCGAAGCATCAGGCGCACGATTTGAATTCATGGCGGAACATGCTTTGGAATACGGTTTCACCTGGGAACTAGATTCCGAGAAGTGGCACATCAACTATTTCCGTGGTGATTCAATCCCTGATGCAGTCACAGCATGGAAAAAAGCGAAAGCCTTGCTTTAGACAATCAACTTGCCTAGGGTGGAAGCACCCGACCAAAGGAAGTTAATCATGGCGTTTATTGCCCCCAAAATCATTGCAGGTATAGTTACTGCCCTTTTAGGCTTTGCGGCGCTCCTAGGGGCTCACAACGGCCAATCAGAGCCATCTAGTGGGCCGCCCTACAGCACCATTGATGTAACCCCCTATCTGATACTGCCAAAAACAACAACCACATCAACCATCGTCTATATTGACCCGTTGGCTGATGCCTGCACGCAGTTATCAGGGCTGGCAATCAACGAAGGTTGGCCAATTAAACAGCGTGCCACAATCCAAAAAATCATGTTCCGCGAATCACGGTGCATTCCAAATGCCCACAACAAAAATGATCCAGGTGAAGGCTCTTTCGGATTGATGCAGATCAATTCCTTTTGGTGTTCAGGCCAAAATTCGTTTCTCCAAAAAAGCGGATTGCTGACCGACTGCCAATCTTTGTTAGACCCCAACACTAACCTTCAGGCCGCATTACTAATTTGGAAAAATTCACGATGGAATCCGTGGGGTGGAAAATGAGCGATGGTGTGGCATGGAACCAAGGCGAACTGTCAGAAGAAACACGCGCCATGATTAGAACACAAAGCAACCACCAAATGGCTGTGTTCAATTTGATAGATGAAATTTGCAGACCAAACCACATTGCAAAACCAATCCCAACACATCACATTTTGTTGGATGAACTTGAAATCATGTATGAAGCGCACATGACCATTGGCGGTGAGCAAAACAGATTCAATGCCAGTTGTCTTAGGGCGGCGATTAATGTTATTTCTACGCTGTAAAAAATGCGATCTAATAATGAAAGGCACACCCCATGCCACCAATCCAACCAAAATCTTGTGGTGTCACCCTGACCTAAAGGCCTGTGCTAAGGTCAAACCAATAAACCCGATGAAAGGACATCCCGACGATGTTAGTTAATAAGAACACAAGAGCAAAAAAAGACGGAACTGTAATAATTTGCCCAAACTGCAAAGAAACAGAGCGCGTCTATCATTTCGCATGGTCAGCACTGACCTGCCAAAGTTGCAAAACATTTAGCGCGAGATTTTTTTGGGAATTGTCATGCAACTAGAACTGTTTACAACCACACTTGGATTGGCTGGACAAAGAACACGGCCAGCATTAGACACACCAACCGTGGCAATCGCAAACAACGCGCCTGACACATCACGCGAAGCAGGCAAAAAAGGCAAAGAACATTCAGGCAAACAACGCGAACTTATCCATTTTTGGATCAAATGGGCCGCGAAATCTGATGCAAAAGGAATGACAGGTGACGAACTTTCCGTGCTGTTGCAACTGCCTGCACAATCTGTGTCAGCACGCATCAACGGCCTGCACAAAGATGCTTGGATTGTTGACAGTGGCTTACGCCGCAAGACCCGTTACGGAAGAAACGCCATTGTTTGGGTGGCTTGCTGATGGCCTTTGATTTAAGCAATTACGAAACTGTTGAAACCCGATTGCAAAGGTTTTGGGAACAACACCCCGATGGCCGCATTGAAACCGTACTCATGAACTATGACGGAGAATCCTGCATTGTTCGCACAACTATTTGGAAACAGCGCGATGATGCGCACCCAACCGCCACAGGATACGCACACGAAATTCACAGTGATCGTGGAGTCAATGCCACATCATTTGTGGAAAACGGGGAAACAAGTTCAATTGGGCGTTGCCTGGCCAACATGGGTTTTGCGACACAAGGCAAACGGCCTTCACGCGAGGAAATGCAAAAGGTGGAACGACAAGGCGGCCAACCTGTGAACAATCAAATGCACACACCCCCTGGCGCATTTGCCACACCTAAGCAAGTTGGTTACATAAAGAAGTTGGGAAAAGATGCGAACTTAGATGATTTGGGTTTGTTGCAATTGATACAACGCACAGTAAAACGCGATGATGTTGTGCTTGAACTATTGAAATCACATGAAGCCAGCGCCGTCATTGAAGCTTTAAAATGACCGAATCAGAATTTAAAGACATTATTGTTGCCGTTGCCAAACGCTATGGCTGGCTCATCCATCACGACTTACCAGCACAAAACAGTCGCGGCCGCTGGGGAACACACATTCAAGGTGATGTTGGTTTCCCTGACTTGGTACTGTTGCACCCTGTTAGCGGCAAACTTTACATTGTTGAATTGAAATCAGATAAAGGCAAACTGACGCCAGGTCAGAAGCGTTGGTTGATGGCATTTGAGAACGCTGGCATATACAACACAGTGTTGAAACCGAATGACATGGAGTATGCGCTTTACCTGTTGACGAATCATCAGATTTAGTTAAGTAACACAATCGGCTAGTCGCATGTGCTGTTCACCGGTCGCAAGGTGTGGGGCTAATCCAAGGGAACTTGGTTTGATCGGCGCGCCCAAAACCTGCTACACGAAAGGCGATGGGCAAAGCGCCGAGGCGCAGTGTGTAAAGGAATTGAATAGGGAGTCCAGTGTGGCAACGGACGGGGGGCCTTCAGGGCTCTGTCTTGCGTTACTGTTTAGATCACATACCACAAACAAACCGAAAGCAACCGAGATGAACCCGACCAACAACCAGCCCCCCACCCTGTCAGCAAGCCCCCCTAGGGGCGCGGTAGCACAAGCCGAAGGCGCGTGAGATGCCACGCCAACACACAACAAACAACAAAGAATATGCCGCCAACCGCCGCCGATTACTAGCAGAACACCCCGAATGCCATTGGTGTGGTAAAGAAGCAACAGAAGCCGATCATCTCATTGCATACATAGACGGCGGAGAAAACGACCCAAGCAATCTTGTGAGCGCATGCAAAAGTTGCAATGCTAAACGCGGCGCACAACTAAAAAACAAACGCAACGCCCAACAACAACAACAAAGAAAAAAAATTCTTGATTCTAAACCAAAATCAGAAAATAATTCTGAAAATATTTTTTTATTAGAAAAAACAAGCCCCCGAGCCCCTCGCTTTCCTCTATCTGAACGGAACCGATCGGGTTCGTCCGTAACTGGTCAGGATCAACCCAGGCTTGAAAGTCCTGCCCATGATGCGGCTGGATCGTTCGGGGCAGAGGTGGGGGTGTGGGCAAAGGCGCATTTAGATATTGATTTGATGCCTTGGCAGTTGCATTGTTTGAATGGTCAGTTGGCCCACGATGAGCAAGGTGATTTGTTGAACAGGGTTTCGCTGACTTCTACCGCTAGACAGGCTGGCAAGTCAACGGCGTTGGCCGCTTTGGTTGGTTGGTGGTTGACAGAAATGCCTAAAATCAGGGGCAAAAAACAAATGGTGTTGACCACTGCCAACCGCTTGGATTTGGCGGTGACTTTGTTTGATTTGTTGGGTGATGTGCTTGAAATTAAATTTGG